TTTTTTGTCTTTCAATGTTTTATTTCCTATTAAATTTTTCAAAATTTCATTGCGGGGGGGAGAATTTATTGTAGCTTTCGGAAGAGTTTTGCAAATTTCATTCCAAATCGACATTAACTCTAAGATTATATCCCCCCCCTCTTTAATATCATTATCATTATCATTATCATTATCATTATCATTATCATTATCGGGTTTTTTGGGTTTTGTTGGGTTTTGTTGGGTTTCCAAAAAACCCACTGGGTTATTTGGGTTTTTTGGTCTTCCTCCTTGAGAACCATTGATTTTATTGCGTTCGCAAATCTTTTTATATTTTTCATCATCTCTTTTAAACTGATTTACGAAAGGAGCAATTGCCATTTCTAATCCAAAATCCAAATTAGAAAGCGTACCATTTTTTTTGAATTGATAAATTGATTTTATAAATTTTCCAGCTTGTTCATCGGTCATTTTTTCCAAAATTTCTAAGCTGTCTAAATGTAATATAAAGCTATTTTTTTTTGTCATATCCCAAAATCTAGTTCAAGGGCGTAGAATTAAAGGAACTAGTCTTTAATTCTACAAAATAAAGATGTAATGGAAAATAAAATTTATCTTCCCTTTATTTCATATTAGAACAGATTTTTAATTTGTCAATGGTTAATTTTGGCACAATTGATAAGACTTTTGAGTGTGTGTGCCATTTTGATACAGGCACAATTTTAACTTGTGTTAGCCTAAAAAGTTTTAATTTTGGTTAATCTAATTTTTGTTTTTTTCTACGTTGATAATATTCTTTCTATATTCTTTCATATATTCCTTCTTATATTCCTTATACTTATCAGTTTTCTGATATTTCTTCTGATATTCCTTATACTTATCAGTTTTCTGATATTCTTTATTATATTCTTTATTATATTCTTTATTACTTTCCAAAAAACATATTTTACATAAACTTTTATAACGCTTATAAAACTTTTCTGGATTACTCTCTCCGCATTCTCTACAAAGATGAGGTTTTAGTTTTCTTGGCATATTATTTTAATTTATTAAGTAGTTCATTTAAGTTATAAACTTTACATCTTTTAAATATATTGAAAGGCAAACTCATTCTAAATTTATCAGCCTCTTCATAAGAATTAAAAATAGTTTCCTTTCCAAACATATCGAGAATTTCTATGTCTTTTTTACGACATTTTTCAGTATTTCTTATAACATAGCCTTTATCATTCATTTTAATTTAAACTTTTTCTTTAATAAATAATTCATCATGGATTGTCTTAATTGTTCGGGAGAAGATAAAGCCTTATTTATCTCTTTCTCCTTCTCCTCCCTTTCAACTTCCCTAACTATCTCATCTAAACGCTTTTCTGCGTATGCTGATGAGTATTCTTCACTTCTATACATATTTATCCTTTTTTATTGTTTAATTCCTCAAAACTTTTCCATTTTTGATTAGGCAATTTGACTCTTAAATCATTAGTCAAATTAGCAAAGATTATTTTAATGTCATCTAATAAATCGCTTAAGGATTGTCTTGAGTTATAAGAAGTAAATCTCTTTTCACTTCCATTTTCTAAATACACTAACATAATTCCTCCCTTTGTTATGAGGGGATTTCTCCCCTCTTGGAGAACAACGCTTTAAAACATTGCTCTCCGCCCATACGGTTGGTTGAATGAGTGGGGAGAGAGTGGTAATGCAACAATTAACAGAAATTATTGCCTCTTCCCCCACGTGAACCTAATTAAATGGTTTAATTATTTATATAACTCAATGTTATCTGTATAAATAATCAAGTTAAATTTTAATCAAGTAAACAAATTATTACATTATATTTCTGATTTGTCAACTTGCTTTATTTATAAGTGTTTATGATTAATGCTGTTTTATTTTGAGACGATATAAATTAGCTTGACTATTAGGATTTACAAGTTCATAATGAGATTAACAATATTTTTTTTAAATTTCATAGTGTTTTTATTAATAATAATATTATTTATTATTGGTTTAAGTATCTACATTAATTTGTAGATACTTTTTTTGTTAATCAGTAAATTCCACCAGTTCCCCCTACAAGATTCACTTTCATAGTTCGAATAACGTTAATTGTGCCTAGCCAGATAAGTTGTATCAAAATAAAACTATGATTTATGTCCATTCTTTATTTATAGGCTATTTGCTTATTTGTATTTATGATGTATAATTGTGTTAGTTTGAATTAATTATTAATATAAAAAAGGTATATAATGAATAAAAAAAATGAAATAGAGATAAATGGTGAAGTTTATATTAAAAAATCGGCTATAAAATATGATAAAAAAGTAATTAAAGAAATAAAATTAGGACACGACCTCGCATATAATCGCTACGACCAAAGGCTTAATTTAGAAACAGGCTTGTTATGGTTTAGAGATAAAAACTGCGAATGGGATTTTATTAAAACGGAATTAAGTAAAAAAATTGATAAGGAAAAGGAGAAAAATGTTAGAAACAATAAATAACATAGCGCAAAATTGCGAAAATATTCTCAAGATTATAGATGATATTGAGCAAGAACAAATAAACGCAATGTCAAGAAGTAATGACGATGATTTGCAAGATTTGGATTATTATTTACAGGAGGGGAAATAATGGGATTTTTTAAATCATTATTTTGTAATCACGATTATAAATTAGTTAAAAGTAGTATAGGAACTTGGACAAAAAAAGGAGAACCATTTGATTATTGCTTTTTTAATTCTCTAATTTGTAAAAAATGCAAAAAAACTAAAATAAAATGTTGGGGATTTGAAGCAAAAAAACATTGGATTTATCCACGTTTAAAACAGAAATTGAATACTTATAAATGTAAAAATCATAAGGAGAAAAAATGAACAAAGTTGGAATATACGAAAAATTAGGCGCAATTCAAACTGAATTAAAAGCACCTAAAAATCAGTTTAACGCTTTTGGAAAATATAAATATAGAAGTTGCGAAGATATTTTGGAAGCATTAAAACCTTTGCTTTCTAAACACGGATTAAGTCTTGTAATAACTGATGATTTAATATTAATAGGTAGTAGGTATTACATAAAAGCAACTGCAACAATTTATGATATTAAAAATGAAGATAAAAAACTTTCCGCTTGTGCTTTTGCAAGAGAAGAAGAAAACAAAAAAGGACAAGACGGCTCACAGATTACAGGCTCAAGTTCAAGTTATGCTCGTAAATACGCGCTTAATGGCTTATTTTTGATTGATGATACAAAAGATAGTGACGGAACAAATAAACACGGAAAGGAAAAGAAAAAAGAGAAGATGAAAGATGTTGAAGCCAATAAAATTGAAATTGATGAAGCTATTGAACACGCTCAAACAATAGAAGAAGTGCAAAAGACAAAAGAAGTTTATAAACATAAATGGAATTATTTAAAATTAAATTCAAAAGCCGATTATGATGAATTGATTGAGAAGGCAAAAAAGAAAATTGATTTATTAAAGGAGGAGAAATGATTTACGCAATAGACATTGAAACAATACCAAATGAAGAGGCAATTTGTTTATTACCGGAAGTAAAAGCAAAAGCAAATTTAAAAGACGAAAAAAAGATAAAAGAGGATATTGAGGCAAAAAGACAAATACAAATAGAGAAAATGGCTCTTTGTCCCGAATTTGGCAAAATTGCTTGTATAGGAATTTATGGAGAGGATAAAAAAGAAGTTTTAGTTGGAGAAGAAAAAGAAATATTACAAAAATTTTTATTTGAATTTTTACCAAATATAAATTTGGCACAAATTGTAACTTATAATGGAAAGGGGTTTGATTTTAATTTTATAATAAAACGTGCTTTGTATTATAGATTAGTTCGTATTTGGGAATTAAAAGTATGGTGCGATAAATATAATGCTACTAATATGCACGTGGATTTAATGTCTGAATATTGTAGATATGGAGAATATAAAAGCTTGGATTTATTAAGCGCTGTTTATTTAGGAGAAAAGAAAATTGAATTTGATGTCAAAGAAATTCCCGAATTGATGAAAACCGAAGAAGGAATAAAAAAATTAAAAGAATATTGTTTAAAAGACTGTGAATTAACTTATAAATTAGCAAAAAAATTTGGATATGAATAACAATAAAGAATACGTAAAAATAACAGATAAACAAGGCGAATTATTACCGCTAAGAAAAATTATAAAGAAGATAATCAATTTAACTTACAAGCTTAAATTGATACCTACTGAAGCTTGTAAAAAGCTTAAAATTGGTAGGGCTACTTTTTATCGATATGCTGATAAGAAGAATTTTAATAAAAAAAAGAGGAGAAATAATGTTAAAAAATAGAAAAAAAATACTAAATAAAATATTTCAAACTAATTTAATAATATTCTATTTTTGTTTAATAATTTTACTTTTAGTAAGCGTTAGTCAATTAAGAGAAACGCAAATATTTAATATTTGTGTAATAATTTTTAAAATAACCGGTTGTTTAATACCAATCTTAAAAATAATAGAAATTTGGATTGAATGAAAGAATTTATAATTAAAGGAACAAGAGATTTTACTGAACTAGAAGACGAAATCGGCATAAGAAAAGCTAAAATCTTCACAGAAACAGGCATTGAACCTTTTGTTGTAATCATAAAAAGTATAGAGGCTTGGAAAACAAATAAGCAAAATAAATGTTTCCATAGCTTGCTTAATCTTTTCTTTCGCTCTGGTTGTTTCTCTCAACAAGCAAACAATGTTGATGAGTTAAAGAATTACTACAAAAATAAAATAGGATTGATTAAATGCTATTTGTATTTTAATGGGGAAAAGATGATTAAGGTTAAGGAAAAGAACGAGATACCTGCTCACTATCCTCAACGAGCAAGATTTAAAATTTTGGATAGCTGGAGTAATGCAACGAAGAAACAAGCAAGAGATGGAATTGATTTGTTGATTGCAGAAATGAAGATGAGCGGGATTGAACAAACAAGTTATTGTAAGGAGTTCAACGAGATTATTAAAAAATTGGAGTAAGTAAAAAAAATATGATAGCAAAAGATGATAGAATAGGTTTTAAAATTTCAAAAAATCTAAAACAAAAATTTAAAAAGGCGATTGAGTCAGACGATAAATATATACAAAAAGAATATTCCCAATGTATGTGCGATTTAATAGAAGCTTATGTTAAAAAAATGGAGAAAATAATAAAAAGGAAAGTATGAAATACGATAAAAACGAAGTAAAAGAAGCTTGGGATTTAGCTTGTGATATAAAAGAAGACGCAAGTACAGAATTTTTATTACAAGCAACTTGCGATATTTTAAGAGAAAAATATAAAGATAAATATAACGATATTTGCGGTTGGGACGTTGCAGAAATTTTGGAGGAATAATGTTTAAATTTTTAAAATATATAAAACTAATTAAAAAAATTAAAAAACTAATACAAAATGAAAAAGAAGTTTTAAATATTTTGCAAAAGGCAGAAAGAGGCACTCATACTTTCGATATAGAGTTAAAAACAAAGATCGCAAAAGAAAAAATAAAAATGTTAAAAAAATTAATAAAAGAGGAATAAGTTATGAAAACAAATCTTAAATTTCAATTGGTTAAGTTTGAAGGGGCTTTGGCGTTCCAAATACATGAGCAAACTGAAGAGTGGAGAGAGAAAAGAAACAAAAAAATTTATCCTCACGAAGTTTTAGAATTTTATGCTAAAAAAAATATTCATATTTATTCTTTAAGAATTCCAGATTTACGAATATCTCCTTATAATTTTGATATAGGATTACAAGGAATTAATAGAAAGAAAAATAATAGAGTTTGTTTATATAATAATTGTGGTAGTGATTATTATTATAAAAAAATCCTTGAAGCCTTAAAACAATGGTCGGCTCACGTTTACAAAGAAACAAACCGAGAAGAACAACCTTTTCAAGATTTAGGAAACGGGGTTTTTGTTGTATAGTCAACTTGACCAGAAAGTGGTCAAGTTAGTGGTCAAGTTAAGTAGCAGTTAAATAAAAACTGTTAGTATTTATAAGGGTTTAAGTTATTTTGTATGTTAACAAGTTAAGTAAAAATGAGGAGGTTAAGTTGAAAGGTTTTATTTATAAAGACATTAAAAGATTATGTAAAGAATATGGCAGACATATTGAAGATTTTTCTTACTTTATGCGAGGTCAAACAGTTTGTGCTTGGAAAGATGGATTTTCCGCTTTTTATTACCTTAAAGATGTTAATAAATTCTTTAAAATGAATTTAGAAGAACAAGCAAGAGAATTGGAGGAAAAAGAAGATGAAGGAAATTAAAACGTTTGAGGATTTATTAAATGCTCTTAAAAAAATTAATATATGTGATAAAAAACAAATAATAGAGAGATATTATAATAAATTTTATATTTATTTCACTATTAAAGAAGTTTATTTTAAAGTTTTAAAATTTAAGAACGAAAAAGAATTTTATCTTACTCTTGACAAAGTTGATAGAGGATATGATTATGATGGTGCTGACGAAGAAGAGGTAACAAAAAGTGAAAATCCACATAAAATTTATAATTTAATAAAATCAATTAAACAATGTGAGGAGGAGTGATGTATACAAGTTTAGAATTTAGCAAGAAGCTTAAGGAAAATGGCTGTGAGTTGGAGAGCGAAAGATATTATTATAAAGGTAATATATCTATTGCTGATTATCACGATGAGGTATTAGGTGCTTTATCAAATTTTTATAAGGCATACGATATTCTTAATGAAATTTGTGTAGAATATGCGACGCAATTTTTTGGAGACAAAGAAATAAGTAAAAATTATGGTAACGAGAATATCGGAGATATTTTTGTTTGTTTTAAAGCCTATGAGTATCATACTCAAAATATTCTTGAAATGCTCCAAAAAGACAAACCTCAAGAGGAAATAGAAAAGTATATTGAAGATAATTGTGTGTTTTTTAATAAGGATAAGGAGGAGAGATGAAGTTAAGTGAATATGAAAATTTAGTTTTCTCTTTAGTTGAAATAAACACTGTAAAGGGTATTTATTGTATTGGTGAGTCTAATGATGAAATAATATTAGATAAATCAAAAGTAGATGTTATAACAGTTAGCGAAACAGTTGAAAAAACTATTAAAAAATTATACGAATTTATTAATAATTTAAAAAACAAAAATGGAAAAACAAAACGAAATTAAAAAACTAACTTCTAAAAAAGAAATGGAAAAAAATTATGAGAAATTTATAGATGATTAGGATAAAACGTTTGATTAACCAATTGAGTAATCGACGGAATAGTTTATAAAATAAAAAAATATGAGAAATGAAGAATTAAACATACAATCATCAATAATACAATATCTTAGATACAAAGGGATTAAAGTTTTTTCAATTCCCAATGGAGCTAATTTCCCTAATCATTACACAAGGTATTTAATGAGTTGTAGTGGATTAACAAGCGGAGTAGCAGATTTAGAAGTATTATTGCCTAACGGAAAGGCTATCTTTCTTGAAGTAAAAACAGAAAAAGGCAGACAAAGCAAGACACAAAAGGAATTTGAGGAAGAAGTTAAGAAATTAGGCTTTGATTATTATATTGTCAGAAGTATAGATGACGTAATTAAATTGGGATTAAAACAATTAAATATTTAAAAAAATGAATGAAAATAAATTTATTAAAAAATCCATAACTAAAATACTTCTTCAAAATGTCAAGGGTCAATTGGTTACAAAGCCAAATCTTGAAGACAATTTAAAGGCAATAGGCTTTTGGGTTGGAAAGATTGCTGGGTTTGGGGAGAAAGCAAAAGACGGCTATACTCAAAAAGAGGTCTTGGATTTAATGGATAAACTAAACGAAGGGTTTATTGAGGGTTATTCAACGTTGGAGAAAAATTAGATTAACTCTTGATGATACATATCTAAAAATCCATTCTTTTTATTATCAGCAATGCTTTTTCTTTTCCATTTACAACCTTGTGTCAATTGGACACATTCCATATCTGCAACGGCTTTTATATATCCGCACATATAAGCTAAATCTAACTCGCTATTTATATTTATTCGTCCATTAATTACAGGGGATACATCAGCAGCATTTCCGGTTAAATGCTTTGAATTCATCGTTTTAGTTTTTCCAGCATTAAAAAGCATTCTTTGAGTCTTTAAATCTCTCTTTCCTCCGTTAGCCATTATGGCTATAGGATAATTAAGAGAAACTTTTTTGAGAATGTTTACAAGCTTAAGGTCAACACCTTCTAATCGTTCAAAATATTTGATGTTGTGAGAAAGAACCTCATTTTTTGACGAAATTTGGAAAAAAATTAAGTTATTTAGCAATTTGAGTAATTTTTTAAGCATTTTTATAGTTTCTTTTCGCCTTTTTCTGTTGCGAGCATAAAGGCTAAGCCCCAGTATCCGCAATATACATCGGATTAATCTAACATCGTGCAGGCTTGTTAGTAGCCTATGAAAGAAATAAGAGGCTTTGAACTTACTTACGAAAGCGAAGTATCCTCTCTTCTCGTATACAGTGGACTTTTGATTTGCAACTCGCCAGCCTTGTCCTTCGTGTCATTATTATTTCTTGCATCTTGTTAACTCAATCAACTTTAATGCAGGTCTTTACACCCCTGCACCTTGACAAATCAAATCCTAATCCTTAGACGAATTAAAGCTGATAGTTTGATTGTAAATGATTTTCTTTTTTTTTCAATAAAAAAACCCTCTATTAAATAGAAGGTCAAGGAATCTATGATATATTATAATAGATATCAATATAATATATTGATTTTATAAAAAGTAAAGAATAGAATCAATTTTGATGACTATCTGCCTTATGCAGAAAAAATTACCGGTGGTTCGATATTTCGTACCACTGCATTATTTATTATTTATTATTTTATATTAATTATTTATTGAGGTATTTATTATGAGTTATTTTAAAATTGAAACTATTGAAGATGGAAAAAACGGATTTAGATATTTTCCTATATCAGATAAAAGCAAGTTCTCTTTAATCACAACAATTAATACTTTTAAAACTTATTGCAACAATCCAACCTTTATTATTAAAAATAAATATGCTTGGAAAATTGAAGAATGGGAAAGAAAAAATGGATTTCTATCTATTTCTGGAGGCAAAGGATTACATACCTATGAAGTTCCAGAGTTTGACGCTGTTGAATATGAAAAAGTAAATCAAACAGTACACTCAAAAGGTGCGATAAAATTGCCAGAGTTTAAAGTTATCACTTATACAGAAGACGACGAAAATCCTTCTCCTGTAAAATGCATAGTTTTTGATGGAAAAGGTTACTTGATAAAAGAAGATGGAAGAACTATTGAAAGATTTTAATTAATAGTTAAAATTAACTTTGTTGGAAAATAAATATATGTTAAACGGAGGTAAAAGACCTCCGTTTTTTATTCGCATAACTCATAATAAAGATTGTTGTGTTTATCTAAATTCTTACAAGTTTTTTCAGTATCAAAAACAGCTGGATATAATTCTCTTAAACATCTTTCTTTTGAAAAGTCTTTATTTTCTTTTCTACATCTTCTAATAGACGTTTTATTTCTTCTAAAATCTCTTTTTAAAGGACAGGTATTTTCTACTGGTTCATCTAATAAGCAAAAATCAGTTATTCCGGTATTTCTTACGCAACTTGTCAGAATTAGGCTTACGCTTACGAATAGAATTAGCTTTTTTAAGTAAATTAAGTTGTTTTTTATTGTTTTTTTGCCTTTCATACTTTTTGCCTTTATTTATGAAATATTGTTTAAGAAGTTCTATTAATAGATAAATTCCTAAAAAGGTAAAAATTTTGTCTTTTATTTTACTCATTTTTACTTAATCTCCACATCTTTACAAAATAATGATTTAAAAAATTTATATATTGTAGTTATTAATTTATTCATAAGTTTATTGTTTGTTAATAACCATTTTCAATTGCTCTATGGTCGTTTAGACTTGAAATTGATAACTCAAGTAAATTTAAGGTTTTCATATATATTTTTTGATTTTGCAAATTTGTAGCATAATGAAACAACAACATTATTAAAATTAATGCTATTACAAATCTATCCGTCCTAAACCCTTCTTTTTTCTCTTTGTCCATTCCCCGCCTACCTCACAAACTTTTCTAATACTCATTAAACTAACACCTGCAGTCAAACCGGCATTATTGAAATTATTATAGCAACTTAACATTAAAATTACAAATCCAGTTAAGTTTGTAAAATTTAAAGTTAGCTTAAAATTAATCCATTTTAAATTAAATTTTTTCATAAATTTTTAAATATTATCGTCAATATCTGAATGAAATTCATCAAGTATAATTCTCATTTTATCAACAAATTCATCTTCTTCAGCATCATATAAATTTGATAAATCTCCAATATATTCCCCAGTTTTAGGTTGAATTTTCACTCCTTTACTTGACAGAAAAGTTTTCATGGCATTTATTGTCGGCATAACTTTCTTTTCAATATTTTCAATTTTGATTTGCATTGGTTTTATTGCAGATTTAATTATTGCCCAAAAACCTCCATAAATAGCCCCTATTGAAGTTATTAAAACTATAGCACTTGATAATTGATTTACTGATAGTTGTTCCATTTTATTTTGAATTTATTAATTACAATTTTCATTTTTCCTCTTTTTCTTTTGATTTAGATTTCTCTTCATTTTCTTCATCAATAAGACCTAAATTTAATAAACCTTCGAGAATAAGACATTTATAAGATTCTGAAGCTATTGATTTTTCTAATTCACTTAATTTGAATTTTTTATCATAATCAAAGGAAACAGTTTCCTTTTCTTTAAAATCTTCAATTTGTTTATTATATTTATTTACCAATTCTTGCATCTTGTTTTCATATTTTTTTTCTTTAATCTCTTTTAATTCTTTATTATTTATTTTTGATAATTCTGATTCCTTTAATTCTTTTATTTCCTTTAATTCTTTATCAATTTTTTTACTAATATTATTTATAAGTTCGTTATATACTTTAGCTGACTTATCAAGTCTATATCCTAAAGTTATTATATTTTTTACTAAGATGAGATTATTATATTCTATATTTCTTCTTAATTCGCTTATTGATGGTATTACAATATCTATTAAATCTTTTATTTTTATTTCTATTTTCATAAATTTTCCTTTATATAATTAATATTAATAATTAAGCAATTTTCTCCAAATTTATTATTCTTTCTTCTAATTCTTGAACTTTAAGAATTGTTAATGAATTTAAAGCATTCCAATTGACATTATCATATATTTCTTTTTCAATTCCTTTTATTATTTCTTTTCCATTTTTATCAAAAGTTTTTTGAATCAAATTATTGTTTTTATCAACTTTAACTTTTGCTTTAATTACTGTTTCTGGATAAAGATTATAATTATTTTCATTACCAATAAATGAAACTCCAAGTTTTCCTGTTAATTTTTCAGTAAATCTTAAAACTTGAATATTTTTATAATTATCTAAATCCGGCGTCCATTTTTCAATAATATTTTTCCAAAATTCTCCACATGTTGACCTACGCCATTGTCCAGTTGTTGGGTCAATATATCCATTAGCAGAAGAAGAAGTTGTATCATCTTTTACATCGATTGTGAAAAATCTGCCATCTCCATAAATACGAAAAGTTTCAGTTGAAGCACCTAAATCAGAACTAATCCACAAATAATTATCAGCTCCAGAACCAACTCCATTATATCCAATAGTGAAATCATCATCAGCGCCTTCAGCAAAAACTATAACGGAAGCTGTGCCCCCACCAAGTCCACCAAAGTTTAAAATTCCTGCGCCTGTGGTTATTATAGTTGAACCCATTTGTAATGCGCCACTAGTAGCACTTATAGTATTTCCATCTATATTTATATTATCTACATTCAAAGAGGTTAATGTCCCAACATTTGTCAAACTTGAGTTTACTATATTAGAACCTAAAGTCGTTGAGGTCAAAACATCTGAACCACCTATTATATATTTTGTTGCTTGAACAGGGAGAGTAAATGTTGCTTCTGTATTGTCTATTTCAAATCTTTCTACACCTCCAGTAGATATATTTAAAGTATCTACATCGGAAAACCAAATACCAGTATTTATATTAAAACTTCTTGTGATTGAAGTTGAAGCAACTGAACCAGAAGGAACAAAAATTTTATCACTAAATTTAAAACCTTGCCCATCATGATTTAAAGTTTCACTATTTAAAATAAGATTATTTGTACCAGAAACCTCCAAACTACCTGCTGTAATTTTAAAAGCCCCAGCGTTCCAATTTGCTGTTAAAGCAACTGAACCATCTTTTTTCAAAACAAGAGCATCATCAGCTTTTAAATTTAAAGCATTTTGTAAATCTGTTTGATTAGATAAATTGCCTGAAATATTTCCCCAAACTGCTGAAATATCTTGATTATCAACTTTTTGCCAAATTGAACCATTAAAAATAATCCAATCTCCAACTTTCCAATTTGAAATACCATCAATTTCTGTTGTGCCTTCTACAGAAACTACATAATAATCTCCTTTAGTTCCTGTGCTACTTACTATTGTTGGATTGTTTGTGTTAGCGTTCCATGTTCCACGATATACAACACCGCCTACAACAATACTAATTGCATTATCAAGAGAAAGTAAAGCCCTCTCTACATTGGAATCCGTTTGTTTGATTGTTCCAGCTGTAAATTTATTTATATTTAATCTGACTGAACTTGCATTTTTTATAATTCCCATTAATTTTACCTAATAATATTAAATTAAATAATTTTATATTATTTTTTCCTTGTTCCTGAAAAAATAGAATTTTTATTTTGTTTAAAAATAGTACTCATTATGCTTACTCAACAACATTTTTACTAATAACTTTTTGACTATTTGGATTTCCTGAAGCTATCTCATATAAAATAAAATCTGTGTTAGTATCTATAGGATAAGTTCCAGCGCTCAAAGGAGAAGCTTCATCAATAACCATATCATTTTTACTTTGTGGGTCATCTTTACCCAATTCATCAACATTAGCATTATAAATATTTATTGTACCTTCACTTATATATAAAGAAGGATTGAGTTTACTATCAAAAATTTCTTTTCTTTTATAAACTACATTTGGTTGTAATAATTTTCTCGACATATTTTTCCTTTATTTTTAATTAAATAAAATTTTCATATTTTTTTAAATCTTCTTTATTATTTATAAGTTTAATTTCTTCTATTTCCTTTTTACATTCAATTACTTTATCTTTAATTTTTTGTGGTATATTTTCAATATCAATAAACTTTATTTTTTTTTCTATCATACTTATTATTAATATCCTATTGCAATCCAAGAAGCTGTTAAAGCACCTCCGCCACCATTCGAATCGTTTCCTAATACAATTTGTGATGTAGACGATGCTGCGCTATCCCAATATATAGTACTACTTCCTGTAAAATAACTTGCTTGAATTCCTGTAGCTTGTACATTGAATATAGCATTTGGAAAAGTTAAAGGTAAAGTTACTGTAACTTCAGAATCAGTTGCTATTGTTGCAGAAATTCCCCATTGTATAATTATTTCATCAAAACCAGCACCAATCCCCACTGGTAATCTCATATATCCATTTGAAGCTCTACTTGTTCCATTAAATAAAGATTTTAAAGCTGTTGCTACAATCGCTCTTGAGCTATCTGTTCCCGCAATAACTTCTGCATTTGTTGCTATTTCAATAATACCTTTTACAGTAGTGCTTGCATCAGGAACAGTTTGACTTACATATAATTTTTCATCTGTGCCCTTTTCAAGCAAATTATCGGCGTCAGAACTTATAAGATTATCGGCATCGGCTTTTAATTTTTGGTCTACAGAACTTTTTTCCAGTAAATTATCACTATCAGAACTTATAAGATTATCGGCATCGGCTTTAATCAATCCATTTGTATCATCTTCAAGAAGATTATCGCTATCTTGCGAAATCATACTTTTCGCTAAATTTCCAACTGTTATTTTTTTTGTGCCATTTGGTGTTAAGTCTGTGACTGTAGGAACTAAATCATCATAATCAACACTTACAACAGAATCTAATTCACTTATTTTTTTTTCGCTCATTTAAAACCTCAAAAAAGGGGATTATTAAGCTACAGATGCAAGTCTTACATCAACTTCTCCGCTATTTGCCAATATATCAATTTTTAAATAAACCTTTAAAAATATCTCTTCATTGACAGCGAGTTGCTGTTCAGCCAAAGGTATAAATTCATCTTCATATTTATCGTCAAGTCTAACTTCTTGAGTGATTGTTTGAAGAAGAGTAGTATCAGGAGTCAAAACTCCACCCGATTTTGTTGCTCCATACATTTCATATTTAATAGAAATTAGAGAAACTGCACCGTCAAGAGTAGCACCTGATAAAGTAGCATCGCCATCAAAAGCAATTGAAAACTCTTCACCTTCTGCGCCTACTTCATCATAAGTAATTGTTAAAGTGTCTACTCCGTCTTCAGTATAAGTAGCCTTTGCGACATCTTCATCAGTTGAAGCATTTAAAACAGCTATGATATTGTCCAAAGTTCCCGGCAAATCGCCACCTATATTAATTTGATTTCCAGTAGCTCCGCTTGCAACAAAAGTGAATGCGACACCGTTTATTGTAAGGATTTCGTCAGCGCTAGGATTATCAGTAAAGGCTATTGTACCTGTTGCCTGATGTTGTAAATCCAAATCTTTAGGCATAAGTCCAGCTTTTACTTTATCACCACCAGCTAATAAATAACCTGCTCCATAAGCTCCGTCTGTATTTCCTAATACATAAGATGTAGTTAAAGTTTGGTCTTCTGCGCATACGTCTTCTTGAGAACTCCAAACTTTTTTATAATTAACTTTTTTTAACATATTTTTCCTTTATTTTAATTATTCGTCACTAACAGTTATTACGTCTTGTTCCTTTAACATTTGTCTTGATTTAATCAAAACAGCTTCATTAAATACGTCATATCTTGTATTAAAAGCTTTATCTTCTGGTCTCATTTCAAGTTTATCAGTTTTAATTTCATTGATAACCTTTCTTAAGTCATTATGATAATGCATTGTGATAGCTGTAGCGTCTTCAGGATAACAAGCCTCTAAAGCATCTTCCATTAATTTTCTTAAATCAGAAGAAGAAACATTAATAGGAATATTGACAATAGCTGTAATTTTACGTGGGTCATTTAAAAGAGAATCTATAGCTGTATCATACAACATAACTTTTCCATATTGTTTGAATAATGTGCTATCCTCTGTATATGAACCAATTTCAACTAATGAACCATTAGCAACTAAATCTTTTCTAAAAATAGAAACATCATTTGTAATCATTGGATTCATTGCTGGATTATATAACATATTAATTTTGCCTTGTTTCCAAGCTACAAAAATTATATTATACATTTCTCCGTCAGTAGTTCCACCGGCATCAAATAATTTAGCTCCTAAATTTGTACCATAAAAATCTTTTCTATGATTGTCTTTAGCGAAATCTAAAAATTTTGTATATTGTTCAACTTCAAATGATTTTGCCGATTCATTTCCGATTAATTCTTCATTTTCCATAATATGATTCATTAATTGTTCAACTGATAAATCATTAACTAAATCATTTGACATAGTATATTTATATGAAAATGGAACTAATTGAAGTTGTTCACTAATTCTTTTTACGTCTTCTTCAGCATAACCGCCAGCAACACGTCTCCGAACTGGTTGACCTATACTGATTATTTTTCCGTATTTATGCATTTTACCGTTATTTGTTGGACTTGCTGGTGCAAAATCAAATAAAGGAGTTGTATTCATAAATGCGTTTATAAAACCATGTTGCTCCTTAGCAAAATTGATTCTTCTTAAAGTATTGTAATTTGGCATTTTTTTTCCTTTTGTAATTAATTATTTTTTAATTTTTTTGCAATATCCAAATTTAGATTTTTTTCATCTTTTGGATTTTTTGGGTCGGGTGTATTTTTGTCTACTTCTTTTAATTTAGTCAGTTTAAATTCTTCAAGTTTAGAGTTTGAATATTTTTCTTTTTCTCTATCAAAAATTTCTTTAATTTTTGTAGCCATTTTAGAAAAATTTTGACAATCAACAATCTCTTCCCATTCATTTGCATTTAATTCACAATTTTCAAAAGCCTTCCGAAAAACTTCTTTTTTCTCATAAAGCTTAACTTTGTTCTGTAAAATTTCATTTTGCTCTTTTGCAGTCTTACCTTCTAAAGCTTTTTTTTCTTGTTCTGTTTTAATATCTTGCAAAGTTTCTGATAAAACTTTGTTTTGTTCTAAAACTTTTTGATTTTGCTCTAAAAGTTCTGAAATTTTTTTATCTTGTCCAGCTTTTACTTTTTTAAGTTCTTCTAAAGTTTCGGTGTTCTTATTATCACCACCTTGCTTTTTGTCTTCAGTTTCATTCTTGATGTTTGCAGAATCGCCACCATCGGAAGCACCTGTTTTATCTTTACTCATATAATAACCTTTTTAAAATTAATAAGTCAATAAATTATTTCAAATATGGCATATATAACATATTAAGTCAAATCTTATAAGAAAATAATTATAGTTGTTTCTCTATCATTAATAGACCATTTCGCAGGAGCTAATCCATGTTTATAAAACTGTCCATTTGGATACTTAAAAGTTCCATTTTTTGTACTTATTTGTTTATTCATTTGAATTGATTGAGGACGAGTTCTATTGTCCAATGTTGAAATCATTTGTATTCTAACATTGCCAAAACCATTAGCCTTTAATTCTTCAAATCTTTTATATTGTTGTAAAGATGCCATGCGCATACTTTCTGTTCTTGCTATTCTATAAGTACGATAAATATGGCCGTTTGTTCTCGTCAATTTGCCTTCTTTTAAGAGATTTAAAGTTTTTCTTGTGATTTTTCCGTGTCTGTCTCTAAAACCAAATTCAATATCTAATAATTTTGTTGTTTTTTCTATAGAAAATCCTTTATCTAAAGAATTTTCAATTATTTTTGTTGTTCTTAAAGCTAAATTTTTACTTCTTTTTAAAATTGATTTATTACTTAAAATATGATTAGTTATTCTAAATTCATAAGTTGTTGGAAATTTTTTTAAATTATCTATTTTTAAAAAAGTTAATTTTCTTTTTAGTGTATTTTCTATTAAAAATTTGCTTTCAATTGATGATTGATTATAGGAATTTAAAATTGATTTTTTTATTTTTTTAAACATATTGAAATATTTTGAAATAATTATTTTTTCAATTTGTCTAATTTGAATTTTAGACATATTAGGTTTCAATCTTTTTCTAATTAATCTTCTTATTTCTGATATAGTTTTAAAAGATAAAATATTTATTAACGCTATTCTTTCTATCTCTTTTTTTCTTATCTCTTTTTGTTCTTTCTTTTTTGGAGTTAGCATTATAAATTTTCATTATCTAAATCAGGTAAACTATCCATAGCTTCTTTTTCTGATAATTTCGCCAATTCTTCTGCTTTATCTTCGGAATAACCGGAACGTCTAAATATCTCTTTTTGTGGTAATCTTCCCCCAGCCCTTAAAATAGCTTCTAAATCTGCAAGTTCATCTTTTGGCTTATTTCTTGGGAATTCGTAATTTATTTCAAAAGTATCATATTCAGAAATAGAATTTACATCAAGTCCAGTCCAATAGCTCTTTAAAAGTTCATCTAATTCCTGTAAACTTTTTTTCCATTCCATTTCGGTATTTTTAGAATCATTTTCAAGAAGTCTAAATAATTGATTTATTTGAAAGGCTGTAGCATTTTTTAAAGTACTTAAAGCTTTTGGGTCAATGCTCGAAGAAACGACCCAAATTCCATTCCAAACATATTCTAAAACAAGCTTAACAAATTCGGGATTAATATCTTTAGTAATAAATTTTGCTTCAGAATTTTCGGAATCAGCGATTATCACGCCAGTTTTTTCCATTTCTTTTTTGGTCTTTTCGTCAATAAGTCCCATATTTTTTAATAATAAATATGCTTGTCTGAAAGTAGCCGATTCAGTAGAATTATCGCTCGCCAATCTATCCCATGTATCAAGCAAAGTAATAGCTTTTTCACTATTTCCTCTACATTTATTATTATTTTTCCATTCAATTACAGGATTTTTAGTAAAGCCATGCGGACTTTGTTTAGATAAAATTATAGAATTGTTTGTTTGTTTGTTTTTTGATTTTTTATATGTATATTCATATACATTGGTATTATCATAAATCCATATTATTTTATCTTTATCTTCATCTTTTTCATAAGAATAAATTACAGAATATAATTTCTCGTCTGTTTTTTTATCTTTTATAATTAAACAATTATAATTTTTGATTTCTTTGATTTTAACTCCACCATTATATAAAAAATTTAATGTGTATGTATTTCCTGTTGCTGATACATTTTCCATTAAAGTTTTTAGAAATGATTTGGTATAATTTATTCTATCAAATTCTTTATATTTATTTTTAACTTCATCTTTAATATTTTCACTATAAACTCTTGTAATATCCCCGCCTAAATATCCGGCTTTTGTATTAGCAATTAAAGAAAATAAATCAAATGACATTTTAATATTTGGGTCAGCATCAGTAATTTTTTCTCTAACCAAAATAGGAACACCATCAGCTTTTTTGGGGTCGTCCCATTCAAATTTACTTGCTTTTTTTCCTTCAAGACGTCTATTTTGTCCCCATTTTTCACAATCAAATTCTCTTTTATCATCAATTGTTCTTATTATTAAATCAGTATTTATTTTTATTTTTTTTGCTTTTTTATCCATAAAAATCAAGCCTCCCTTGCAGTAATTGTAGCCGTTAAATCTTCATTATATCTAATATTTATAATAACACATTCAAATATAGGATTAACACCTATATCAAAAATATCTCCCTTATAATAAAAATCTTCAGAAATGCCTTTTATCATACCAGCACCTCTAATATTTCCATCATAAGCAATAGGTGATATTTCAATTTCATCTTTAAAACCATCATTTAATACATTAAAAACTTTAATTTGTGGAATTTCATTTGTAAAGTCTAAAGAACGAATTGTTATTTGAGAATTTTTTTCAATTTGAATAAATGAATAAAGTTTAAATCCTATTAAATTCCCACCACTTAAAATAAGTTCTTTAATCAATCCAGTACTTTCTTTCTCTAAATCACATGTATTAGAAATATAAATCCTATCATAAAGTTTTAAACTTAAAGCTTCTAAATTAACAGAAAATTCAAATACATTTCTTTTTTCTTGAATCAATTTTAAAGCATAAGTTCCTAATTTAATAACAGAAGATTTATCAGTTAAAAATTGATAATCAGTTTTTATAATTTGATAATCAACATCACTTGTGCCAGATTTTGGTATTTGATAAACATTATCATCATAATAATATAAAGTTATTTCATCTTCTGAATAATCATCATTATTTATAAATCCAATTCTCAAAGCATCTGTTAATCTTCCAATTTGTGGAGTCCATTTAAAATTGAAAGAATTATGTTGATTAAATAAATCAATTGGTTCTTTTGAAGGGTTATCAATTACAAAATAATATTTTCCGTTATAAAAAGTAAATGAAGCTTGACAATTTGATAATAAAGTTTGAATTAATTCTAAAATTTTAAATTGTTCTGATATAATTCCATCAACATAATAATCTTCAGTTTCACACCAATTATATAATTCTACAAGAGAATCATTATCAATGCTATCAATGCTTTCAGCACGAGGGTTTATTAAATCATTTGTGAGTAAATCTCTTATTATACTTGCAGGATTACGAGTTTCTGCTGTTGTAGACCAATTTGTGCCATCCCAAATGGGCAATTCTGATTTAGCCAAATAATTATATTGTCTTAATGTACCTGATAATGAGCCATAAGCTATCGCTTCAACTGAAATTTGGTTTACATTAGGTAAAATTGTTTCATCAATTACATCTCCATCGACATAAAAATTAAATTCACTTAAAACAGGATAACCAATATCAAAATTTGTTTTTTCATACAAATCCGCCGATGAAACCTTTATTGTATATTTATCTTTTGTTAAAGTCATTCCTATTGTTCTAAAAAATAATTCGTCAGCTTGATTTATATTATCAGGTGGACTAAAAGAAACTATTGCTCCGTTCACAGTGGTTGTCGAGGAAGATAAAGGTTGTTTATTCCCATTAATATCTCTTACATATAAAGTTGCTGTATCTATATCCTGAAAAGACCCTGATTGTGTTTTATATTTAACATTAATTGACGCAATTCTCGACTCTCTTCCCCCATCGCTTTTTTGTTTATAAAGACCAACTGGAAAAGCGATTATTATATCTATATCTGTTGTATCATCAGGGCTTGTCTCAAGAACTTCTGAAACAACACCTATATATTTATTTATAGGATTATTTATTGTGTAAGAATCATTGAATAAATCTGTTGTCAATTCTTCTTCAACAATTTCTACTTCAAGACCATCTTCAACTTCTTCAGGCAAAATCCTTGTGTCTGTCGTAGCAAAAAATCTTGTCTCAATTATTCCTGAAATATTTTGAGTCCAAGTTTTTGTTCCTATGTATCGATAAGTTGTACCTCCTACTAAAACTAAATCACCGAATTCTATTAAATATGTTTGTGATAAAGTAATTTCTGATGGAGTCGGCAAAGTATCATCTAAAATATCAACTTCAATTTTAAAATTTTTATCACTAAAATTTGAACTATCAACATTTGTAAATTCTAAAATAAAATCATATTGTAAATAAGTAGAAACTCCGCCGGTCATTTGAGTAACTAAATAACCATCTGGCAAATTTGCGTCAAGAGTGAATTCGTTTCCTTCCGCTCCCTTAGAATCATAAATAATTATTAAAGTATCTGAACCATTATTTGAATAAGTTGCAGGGGTTACAAGAGGATTAGTTGAAGCATTTAAAACCGCTACTGTGTTATTTAACGCAGTTAATAAAGTTGTACCTATTGCAATTTCAGTCGGACTTCCAGCAGTAACAACATAAGTAAAAACAACACCGTTTATAGTAATTGTCGAACCCACATTCGGTTTTATACCATACCAAATAGATCCTTGAGCATAACCTTCAACATTTTGATTATAAACTTCATTTGAAATTTCAAAAACTTCTTGTGTAATATCAACTGATAATTGCTCTTCTCGTGGAACAGGTTTGACATTATCAAAACCTATAAAAGAACTTCCACCATAAGATTTATTTATATCTAAAAAATTACTGGAATAAGACCCAACATTTGTCTCTCCAATTTTTTCATTATAAATATTAACATTATCATAATTTGATATAAAGTATTGTCTATATTTATTAGTAGATGAACCATCAGCAATAAGCCTATATGGATATTGCGCATAAAAAGGAGTTTGTATAGTTTCACCAAAAACATAAGGTAAAATTGATTTTGAAATCGTATTACTTGCTCCTTTAATTTCTGGTGGTTGAGATGTACCTTGACCTTCTTGAGGCGAAATTCTAAAAGATGGAGGTTTTATAGGAAACAATAATTTTGTTAAAGCAGAAACAGAACCGCCAATTATCAAACCAGCACCTATTTGTGTCAAAATGGGATTTCCTGTTGCGATTCCCGCAACAACTAAAACAGCACCAACAACAATTGTAAAGACATCAGCGACAAAATCTCCTTCAGGAGATTTAATATATTCACAAATATCACCTTCTTTTAATCTATATCTTGATTTTTTCTTTTTTCCATTTACATAAACAAATTTTAATTCTTCTTTTGTAAATAATTTTTTTAATTTTATTCCAGCACATCGTTTTCCTTTTATTTTTTCATTTAAAAGAACCTTTTCACGAAAAAAAACAATTCCTCGTGGTCTTCTTAAAATAAATCTTTTTATTTCACTAAAAAAATATAAAATTTCATCAATTATATACATTTAACCCCCTTTATATAATAAAATTTACAATATCTATCGGGAATTTTATTTATTTTTGTACCTAAAATTGTCCTATGAATATATTTATTATTTCCTACACAATAACCTATATGTTCATTAATTCCGCTTTTATGCACAATACAAGTTTTTTTTGGTTCTTTTATTTCTTCAAATAATAAATTAGCTCTTAAATGTTTAGCGAAATCTTTTTCATTTCCTTCTATTACAAAAGGATATTTTGGTAAATCTATATTATGTTCTTCTTTAAAAATATCTTGAATAAGAGTCCAGCAATCACATTTGCCGAGTTCATATTTTTTATTAAAATGTTTCAAATAATTTTTCATAAGTATAAATTTGGAAATAAATTTTTATTATATCTTATTGTGCCTATATTATAACCTATTGACAATATAAGATTGATACCTAAATTAATTTGCGTTTTATCAATATCTAAACTAATAACTTCAAAAGTTCCTCTATCATATTTTTCAGAAATTAAATTGCCCGATGTATCTCTTTCTATATGAGCCAAATATATTTTACATTGTATATTTTTATTTTTATAAGAACTTTTAACCGCTTCTCTTATTTTATAAGTTAATTGTCTATCAATATTCGCTATACCTATAGAAGTTCCAGAATTTTCACCTTGCGTATTGAAAAGCAATTTAAAAGGTAATCCTAAATATTCATTACTATCAATTGTGATAGTTTTATTATTATTTATAAATCTATAAGTTTCCAACCAAGAAGAATGGGAAAATTCAAGCAAAATATATAAACCTCTGCCTAAATATCTACTATATGCTGATTTTTTTAATTCAAATTCGCTCATACAATTAATTCTTTGGTTGCTACAAGATTTTCTCCGCCTTCAGTCAATAAATATTCTCCGCCTTCAGTCAATAAAGAATAATCGACATAAATTTTAGTCTGTTCTAAAGATAATTTAACTTCTATTTGATAATAATTTGAAACTTGTCTATATAAAGGTTTATCAAGAAATCTTGCAGTTCTGTCAACTTCAATTCTGCAATCATAAAAAGTAAATGGTATAGTTCCTTGTTTTATTGTATTTCTATACCAGCTTTTAAAATCTAAATAATCTTCTAAAGAAACTATTATATAACCTTTTATTATATTATCTATATCTGTAAAAGTTTCTCTTCTAAATGGTTGTCCAGCGTCTGGAGAGACTTCAATAAATCCGTTTTGGTCTTCGTCTTGAAAACTATTTGATAATAAATCTCCCCATCTCCATTTTTCTAAAATTTCTGTCATGATGCTTGTACTCCTCTTAAATCTTGATTTTGTAAAGCGGTTTCAAAAGCGCTTTTACTTCTTTCACTTGATAAAGCACTATTAAATTGTTTTATGAAAATATCTCTGTCATTATTTGGTCTTTTTATAACTTCAATTTGAGATGGTGTTTGGTTAAAAATATTTATATTTCCACCTCCGCTTGTTTCAACTCCAAGCTTTCCATTTTTAGTTCTTGTCAATGGTAAAATAGCTTCTGCCCCAGCCTCTCCCATTAAACCAATTCCTTTTTGCATTGGAAATAAAGTAGGAGAACTTACAACACCACCATTTGCGAAAGGCATTACTTTATTATCTTTAAATACATTTCCTTTTGCTGATGGCGTAGATGCTATTCCAGTTGCTCCACCTCCGAAAATATTAGCAATACTTCTTGCAATTCCAGTTGCAATAAGTTGCCTTGCGATTTCTTGTAAAATTCCTATTATCACTTTTTTAAATCTCTCTCCAGCTGTTTCACCTTGTTCAAAAGGTGTTGTCAAGGCATTTGCTAAATCATTTCCGATTATATTTGCTACATCGTCAATTGAAATTAAAGCCTCTTGAAATTTCGTCGCACTTTCAGCTAATTTTAATTGTTCTTCATTTGCTTTTAATTCTTTTCTTAAATTTTTAAAAGTTTCAGTTCCTTGCTGACCTGTAATAGCTAAATCTCTTAATTGTTCTTTGATTTTTTCTGTTTGTTCTTTTAATTTATCATAAGTTAAAATTGTTGATTCTTGAATTTCAATATTATCATTTGCATATTTTCCAGCGTCTCCAATATTTCTTAAATCATCTGCAGTTTTAACATCGCCAAATTCATCTAAAGCCTTTTTAAGATTTCCTATATCTTTAATTAAATAATTAAAATTAAAAGTTGTTGCTCTTTGTAAAACTTTAAGAGAAATTGTAAAAACTTTTATTGAATCTATTATTATTTTAAAAGTTTTGACTAAATCATCGCCTTCATTATCAACAAAATCTCTTATTGAGATTGCCATACTTTCCAATTCAGGAACTAATTGTTGACCTAAACTATCTTTCAATAAAAGAATTGAATTATTTAAACGATTAAAATTAGCTCTTGCTGATTGTGAAGCTTCTTCAACATTTATACCCAAACTCTTTCTTATTTCTTCCGCAAAAGTAGGTAAAAAATCTTTTGATACTATTTCTCCAGTTTTAATTAATTTAAAAAATTCTTCTCTACTTTTTCCTAAGGAATCTATAGCTAATTGTACAGCACCTGGTAAGGTATCACCAAGTTGACCACTTATTTCTTCTAAAGAAACTTTGCCTTTACCAGCAACTTGTTGTAATGCTCTAAATACAAAAGATGTTTCTGTGGCACTTAAATTTAATGAAACTAAAGCATCAGAAACATCAGAAAATATTTCCTTTGTTTCTTCAAAAGTTAAACCACTTCTTAATGCTGATGCGCTAAATCCTGCAAATCCATCAATAGCACTTCTTAAATCAATACCTAATCTTTGTGCCTCATCTGATATAAATTGATAAGATTGTCCAGCAAGTTCAGCACTTCCTGCAGAGGCTAAAAGTTTATTATCTAAAGCTTCTAATTCAAGAGAAGTATTTATGAGTTCTTTTCCAAAAGTAATAATTTGACGAACACCAAAAGCAATACCTAAAGTTTTTAATGAATTTTTTAAAATTTTAGCTGTAGAATTTAATTTTTTAGCACTTTTCCCAGTTTTATTTATAGAATCATCAAGCTTTCTAAATTGAGAAGCGACAGACTCCGCATTTGTTACAATTATAATTCTTACTTTTCCATCTGCCATTAAAAACCTCTAAAATTAGTCAACTCACATAAAGTTCTTATTCCTATTGCAATATTACAAGGTAAATCTTGTATATTTAATTTTAACATTCCTATTCTAAACCATCGCCAAATCTCGAAAACTTCATAAAATTCATTATCTAAATTTTTCCATAAATCTTTTTTCTTTCCGATTGCCACAGGATTTTTAACATCACCTAAAAAATACATTCTATTTTCTTCTCGCTTTTCAAGTTTAATTTTTCCTTTTTTAAGAATATGAAAAGCGATTATAACTTTTTTTCGGTTTTATTCGCCTCCTTAATCGCATCAGTTAAGGATTTAACAACTTCAAGAACAATTTTAAAAATATCTTTTCCGCCAAGTTTTAACATATCGGAAAAATTCTCATAATCAATTTCTTTACCATCTTCATTAATCAATTGTGGTTTATTTTCAAATCTTAAAAATAAATCACATGCAATTTTCAAAACACTTTCATGATGATTTTCAGAAGTTAATAACAATTTAGTTGAGTCAAATTGATTTGGATAACGAAAAATAATTTTAAATTTATCATTATCTTTACAAATAGACGGAATTATTGCGATTTCTTTAGTAAATACATTTATTTTCATTTTATACTACTGGTTGACTTAATTTAAAATAAGATGGTTTAACTTCATCATCTTCAACAATTCTAAAGTTTGAAGAAAATGTTTGCGCTTCCCCTTGAGAAATTCCCGCGCTAAATCCACCCAAAACAACCGGTAATAAATAGAATGATGTTGGTTCATCATTTATTGATTCTTTATTTACCTCTAATTGCAAATAAATTTTTGTATTATCTATTTTTGAAATAATTAAAGTTGATAAATCTGCTGATTGGCTTACTATATCTATAACTTTATTCATAAAGCTATTTGCTAAATCCGTCAATCCGACAGTCATTACACCTTCTATAGTTCCCGTGATATCTGAACGACCAAATTTATAAGTTTTAACTCTATCACAAATTGTTGTATCTTCAATTTCATCTTTTGCAAATTCGAGACTTGCATTTTGAACATCACATAAATTTGTAAATGTCATTGGTTTTACTTTATCGCCTGTTTCAGGTGTAATGCCTGTATCAGAGTAAAAAGGATATCCTGCCTCTGCATTTGTTGGTAAACCTGATGGACTTCCTACTGCAGTTATTACATAATAACCAGCGCTTAAAGGAGTCACACCATCACCTTCTATTTCAGCACCGAGCGACACACTCGCAAGGTTTCCGTCTAATTCATTCAATTTTTTTGTACTCATTATTGTACCTCATAAGTTAAAGTTTTTGATAAAATTTCACTATTTAATCCATTAGCCCAAACCCCAGCCGTAGAATTATCGTGAGTAGTTAAATAAACTATGTAATCTTTTCCATCAAAAGTCAATTTTTTTATAGCAGAAATAAATTTATCAAGCTGTCTTTTGATATAAAAAGCATTTGAAATATTTTTATGATAAATAGTCCATTGTAAAGAAGCAATACCACCTTTTGTAAATTGATTATCTGCGCAAACATCTGGACGACTTCCATCTGCATCTAAAGAATTTTGAATAATATAAGGATATTGATTATCTTCTCCAATATCTCCAAAACCAAATTTTAAAGTAAATCCTGATACTGTAAAATTATTTTTTATATAATCGTAAATTGCTTGTTCAAACATTTATTTCCTATTAATTATTTTTGCAACAATGCTATCAACTTCTTTTTGGACTTTTCTTGCAGAGTTTCGCATAACTGGATTAGGTCTCCGTCCTTTTTTATAAGTAAAAGTTTTAGTTTTATATCCAGCAGGGAAACCATATTCAACAGCTTTTGAATATTCTGCATTGGCAACAACTTCGCCATTTCCTGCTTTAATATTATTACGATAAAATCCTGTGTCAACTGGAGAATTTTTTTTTGCTTCCGCTTCTATTCTTGAAGTAATTTTGATAACAGCCTCTTTTATTCCATTTATTGTCAGATTTTCTAAATTGGGGACATTAACTTCTATTGGCATTTATATTTTTTTCTACATAATTAATTAAATTTTCACCTAAAATAAACATTTCTTTTTCTTTGTCATTAGGAAATTGATAATTATATTTTTTCTTATGATAATTTCTCATAATTTTTGATATTAAATTTAAAACATCATCAAAACAAACTTCTTTAAATAATTGCATATCTTTTTTACAAACTGGACATTGCATTGATTGTTTTTCTAAATCATATCTGTCTTTTGAATAAACAAGTAAAATTGCCTTTCCACAATTTATACAAAATAATTCTTTTTGACTTACTAATTTTTCATCATCAAGATTAATAATGTTATTATTCATCATTAATTTCTTCCATTGTTTCATTATGACTTTTTAATTTACTATTATCAAATTCTTTTTTAAAAGTATATCCGTATTTTCTTCATGTATTTTTTCATTTTGTCTTGCAAGAATATCAAAAACATCGTATAAACATAAATCCTCATATTTTCTTAATTTTTGCTTGCAAACTGGACATTCTTCATTTGAAGTATCTTCATAATCTTTGGATACCATTATAATACTTTTACAACAATTTATACAAAAAAGTTTTTCAACTTTATGCGGTGTATTTTTTTCTAAATTTATTATTTTATTTTTTGTCATAAACTTTAATTTTATCAATTAAATATTGTGGATTTTTAACACAAATTAAATCAACATGGTTTCCTATTCCCGATACTCTTATTGTCTCATAACCAAAAATAGAACTAAAAATAGTTTTTCTTCTTTCTATATTTTCAATATTATTTAAAAATAGTTTATCAACCAAAATATTATTTATTCCGAAAGTTGATTCTATAAAATCTTCATGCAAAAAAATCTTTGAACTTACTCTAATAGCGAAGTCGGTAGGATAATATTTTATTATATCAATAATTGGAATAATAACTAAACTAAATAAATATTCCGATGGAAATAAATCAAATATATTCTTTCCTAAAAAATTAAGTATATAAAAAACAATAAAAATTCCAAATATTCTTATTATATAGTCTATTGTCATATCTATACAACCAAGAATTTTACAAACTTTTATTTGTTCATTTTTTCTTTGCACTTTTTTTTCTTTTCTTTTTCTTTTCAATACTCCAAACTATTTTTGAACATCTTGTTTTGCTCATTCCACTATCTCTACAAGAAGAATAAGCTTTTTTTGAAGAAGACTTTTTTATTCCACGAGGTGCTAAATAATAACCTTTTTTTCCTTTAACAACATTACTTAAAGGAAAACCCAATTTTTTCGCTCTTGCTCGTGCTTTTGCTTTAGTTTCAGGCATAAAACCTCCAATTATTAAACATTTTTATTATAAAATTGTAATTTGAATTCACAATGTTGCCCCTCGTCAGGCTCAATCCCACTAACGCCTAAAGGCTGTGATTGTTTACCGCTAACAATATATTTTATTCCTTCATATTCAATCAAATCGTTTTCTTGAATAATAGAATTTAAAGAAATATCGCAAAATAAAATACCATCAACATTCATGGTATCTTTGGCATTTACAAAAGAATTCCTTGAAGATGGTGTTTGAACAAGACCTTTAAAGGTTTGAATTTTTGAATAATCATCAGGTGTTGAGAATTCACCCTCTGTATATCTATATAAATCTATATCCTGATAATAATCATCTATCATTGCACAATTCTAACTAATTTATAAGGTTTTAATTGATTTATTAAATATGATGGATATTCTAAACCACCAATTTTTAAAAAAGTATCATCTTTTTGATAAGAATAATTACCAATTCTTTCAGCTTTTTTATCTTTTATCTTTCTTTTGAAAGTATCAAAATAAAGCATTTGGCTTATAATTTCTTCAACTTGTTTAGGAATATTGCACAAAAACAAAATGGCGTATTCCGTAGTAGCTCTTAAATCTTTGTTTGTTATTTTCAAAGGTGATAAGCTTTCGATATAACCTACTATATCATTTCTCAAACTTCCTGCAATTCTTATTAAATCCCCTACTTCAAATATATCTTCTGATAAACTATCGATTTCTCCATCAACTTTAAACTCATATTGATTCATATCACTTAAATAATGAATATTATCATTAATTAAAGATTGTTTAATGTCCCATTCGCCATAATCAAAAGAAACATTAAAATCTTGTCTTATTTCATAAAAGAAATTGTTCAAATAATCTAAAACAAGCTTTAAAGTATGATGTAAATTTGCTTCTATTTTTGCGTCTTCAGATGTTTCTATTCTTACAGCAGTAAAGGGACTTACACTTGTTACATTATAAGATTCACCTTTTGTATAAGTTTCAACATCAAAAAAAGTTTCACTTACAAGCCAAGTTCCAGTTGAAGACGGTTTTGTATTTTGCACAAAATCATAAGAACTATATTTTTTAACACTATATAAATCTATCATGTTTATTTATTTTCGTTTTGTTTTTCAATTTCTTCTTTTTTTATCTTTTTTTTGTTTATTCTTTTTTTTGGATATTTCATTGCTATTTCAGGTCTTACATATCCTTCTCTTGCTTCTTCTATAACTTCTTCTTTTTTTTCTTTTTCTTTAATCTCTTTTATTTCTTTAATTAAAATTCCTTCATTCCAACAAACTTTACAATCAATAACTTTATAAAATTCTCTTGTATTTTCTTTATCTGGATAAAATATTTTTCCATCTTTTAACCAACCTTCTTTTTCATAAGAAGAAACTACAATTTTTTTACCATCAAGTTTTTTTAATTTTCCAATAATTTTAACTTTTTTCATATAAAGCCTTTTTTGTTGATATTAATAAAAGTCTAAAACTTAAGCTTATAAAGTCAAATTAAAAAGGTCTACTACCGACTAAAACAGTTCTATTTCCGCCTTTCAAATATCTTATTATTGAAGCCAAACTATCCGGAGCATCATCATTTTTGGATTTATCATTATAATTTTGACATTGGCTAATATAATTCGGGTCAGTTCCTTGCAAAAAATAAATATCTTTCCAAGCGGGGTATAAATGAGTCATTATTTTAAGATGTTTATTATCGTGTTCGTGATATGAAATAATATATTTACTCTTTTTTGCATTTTCACCTTTATCATCGTTTTTTTCAGTTCTTATTTGACCACATTTGTACTTTACACGGTATAACTCTATTTCAGTTAAACAATCATTAATATGTTTTTGCCATAATTTGCCAAATACATAAAGATTATTTCCTACTATTTTAATAATTGTAAATGCAGTCCCGTCTTTTCCACCGAAACCTTTATCAATATGTCCGAAACCATTTTCAATTAATTTCTCTTGTTCTTTTGTAGCAAATTTTAATCCTTTAAAGTTAGAATTTATTTTGCTATCAGGTTCTTGTTGATATTGGGAATTAAAAACCCAAGGCAATCTTTCTCTTAATTTCTTTAATTTTTTGGTTGATATTTTTTCTTCCCAAATAGATTTTTCATTTTGTAAGGCTTGTATTTTTATTAAATCCCAATCTTTTTTCCAATTATCTTTATCTTCTTCTTTTAAACCTTTATTATATTTACCTTCTTTCATAAGATAGCCTGCTAAATCTTCTTCTTTCAATCTTTGCATGATAATAATTATAGGAACATCATCTCTTCTTAATCTTGTTCCTAAAGCATTATCGAATTTATAAATACAATCTTCTCTTTTAGTTTCAAAAATAATATCAGTTGCTTTAATCGGGTCATCAATTATCATTGCGCCACAAAATTTCTTAACTGCAGGATTACCAGCGTCAAGACCTGTAATTGTACCACCCATTGAACCAGCAGTCAAACCACTTCTTCCAATACTTCCAATTATAGACCAATTTGTTTTTGAATCTTTATCTTTTTGAAATTTATATGACCATAATTTACTACAGACTTCTCCTGATAATATTTCTTTTATTTCTCCAGAATGTTTTTTAATTAAAGTATCGGAATAAGAAGTATATAAGAAACAATTATTTTTATTTCTTATAAAGCACCATGCGATAAAATATTCAACAATAATTGATTTACCAAAACCAACAGGAATATTAATTATTAAATTTTTTATAGTTTTATAATTAGCTCTATCTTCTAAAGCTTTTATTATTTCATTATGGAAATCTTTAAAAGTAAATTTTGCACCAGTTCTAAATCTATGAACAATCTTAATAAATCCTTTCAATGATTTTTCACAAACTAATTTAACAACAGCTTTTTCTTCATCGGTCGGAAAATATTCATCAAAACTTTTCATATTTCTTTTATTTTAGACATAACATTATCTATAATCTTTTCATCTTTTATTTCAAGATTAGCGTTTATTTGCTCGATTTTTTCAGTTGGTTTTTCGCCTTTAGTATCACGAATAAAAGTAGCATTTTTAGAATTTCCAGAAATTGCTTTAGCATATTGACCTAAAATTAAAGCTGTATCCATACTTATTTCTTCTGGAATGTCACCAACTTCATTTTTTAGATTTTCTTTAATTTCTTTATTTTTAAATTCTAATTGCCCAATTATTTCAATAATTTTTCTAAATCTTTTGTTTTCTTTTTGAACTTTATGAGAAGCTTTCGCTCCCATTGAAGTTATCCTCTGTATTTCCTCTGCAGTTCTTTTATTAAACGGCTTTAAATTTTCAATATGTAATTCAGGATTTGAATTTGCCATTAGAGTTAGGATTATTTTATAATTTTATAAAAAAATAAATAAATAAGTTTTAAAAATCAATTATAATTTTAATGTTGGATTTTTAGAATTTTTAAAATCTCTTAAAGAAATTAATTCATTTTCTTTAAAAGTTATCAATTTATTAATAAAACCTCTTTTGCATCTTTTTATAAAAGTAGATAAATTTTCTTTTCCATTTAATATAAAATTGTATTCATTATTACATAAAATATTTTTATGATTAGATATTCTAACAGCAAAAAAGATTTTTCCTGAATTATAATATTCAAAGTATTTGCTAAATTTCTTTGATAATTTCATAGTCTGTTCTATTTCTATTCCTTTTATGCTTTTTAATTCATTTATCAAAGCAGTCATTTTATTTTCAAATCTCTTATGTAAACAATAAATAATACTTAATTGCTTTTCTATAGAAATAAGAGAATATTCGTTCTTCTTTTCATTTTCTTTTTTTATAAATTTTTCTTCTTCGCCAAACTTCTGTATTATCTTATTAGCAAATTTATCAGAGAATACATATCCAACATTATTATTTGAATATAAAGCATATCTATTAAAACTATCTTCTATTTCTTTGACAAATTCTTCATCTCTTAATATAAACATTTTTATTTTTTCTTTCTCCCTCTTTTACTTACAGACTCAAGAGCGCGACAAGAATTGCATTTACCATCTTTTACATCTGTAACTTCTCCACATTTTGGACATTTTGGTTTTCTATCATATCTATAACATAACCAAGTAGCAAATAAAAAACCTGCTATAAATGAAACAATACAAATAATCATTTTATTAATTCTCCTATTTTTATAATTCCCCATATTTCTTTTAACCTATCCTCTCCATATTTCTCTAACAAACAATCAAGACATTTTTGAGCGTCTTGTTCTGTGTTGAAATAAGCTTTGTTAAATCCAATATGTGTATAATCTTTTGTGTTTTCTTGAACAATAAAGCCACACTTATTTAAAGTTGAATTTGAAACATCAAATTGTTCAGTTTTTAGTATTCGTTTCCAAGAGTTATCTTTTCTTGATAAACAAGCCATTTTCTTCATTATGTAATCAACTTCTCGCCTATCTCTTTCAAGCTCTGCTCTTTCTTTGGTTTTGAACATATTAAAAGGCAAACCTACTATCTCTTTTTTTGTTTTATAACCTTCGTTATGAACATCTTTTATATCAAAAATATAACAATTTTCTTGTAATAAATCATCAAATAAAGCAATATCATCAGCCGACCAAATTGGTTTTTCTTCCTCCTTCCCAAACAACTTTTCCCCGCAACAATGGCAATATTCAGCCCCCTTAAATACTTTAACCTCAGTATCGCAACTTTCACATAAAGCGATTGTGTAATCTTCTTCATTAGGAAAATAAATATTACCTTTACCTAATCTAAATTCCTCTTCTTCCTCTCTTAAAAAATCTTCAACTGATATTTCTTCTAAATTCCATAATTCAGGTTGAACTATATTTGAATTTACTATTTTTTCTTCTTTTTCTACCCAAATATAAGGACATTCAATTATAGTTTTATAAGAAAAACCTTTATCATTTCTATAAAATGAAAAGCCAATCCTATTAAATTTCTTTTTTATTTTATCAAAAATCTCTTCATCAATATCTTTTGGTACTTCTATATACTTATCCTTAAAATCTTCTTTGGTTTTGATTATTATAGGTTCTTCATAGACTTTTATGTTTTGCCAGTTTTTAAATTCTGTGACAATTAAATCAGCTTGACTCCAATGGCAATCATCATTGATTTCTAATATTTTTTCCTTATTTATTCTTAATCTTCTTTTAACTTTATTACTTTCTTTAAAATATCTATCATATTCAATCTCCTTCATCGGATTTTCATAGCACCAACTAAGTGCCTTAAAAGCGTTTTTAAATGTCTTGTTATTTATTTTATCTGTCATCTCTTTGTAATTCCTTTAAAATATTCTCTAATAATGGTCTTATATCGTAATATACGCAAAAGAATATTGCGATTAAACATAATAATTGTGCTACTGCTATATAAATCATAATTTCCTTTATTTGTTAATGTTAAGAGATTACTTCCATTTTCTCTTAACAATCCAACTTAACTCCTTATGGATAAGTGATTATATAGGAGTCCATATGGAAAATCTTTTTTTTTAGATTTTTTTTAATAAGGGATATAATCACTTATCCACTAACAATATTATCTAATTTTGTTATTTTGTCAAATCTCTTTGTTTAAAGCATTCTATATCTTCTATTGTATTATTTTGATACGCTAAATCTCTATTTTCTAAAAGCTTTGTTTGTTTAATTGCCTCTTTGATTGTATCACTCCAACTTAAATCTATAACATAGCAATAATTATCGCCTATTTCTGTGACTCTAACAAATCCGTTTTTTGCTAAAAGTATAATACTTGGAATATTGTCTTTTTTAACGCAAGCAATTAATCTATTGTGTTTATATTTCTTGCAAAGTTTGAGATATTTTGCAAGTTCTTTTGCTTCTTTTATAATAAAATTAGCTCCATTTCCATCTTTATAAAAGCTTATAAAATAAAGTATTTTAAACTTTTTCTCTATATAACCCTTACTAAAATTAACTATCTCATCAATATTTTTTACTATTTTTTCCATTTTTTCAAATTCTCTTAAAACTACCCAATTTTTAACAAGTTTGTTCCAGATGATAAATGTATTGTTTTTTTCCCAAATCTAAAAATCTGATACCTCTCTGGCTCATTAAACGATATTTTTTATTAACATAAAACATATAATTATAAAAATCCAATAAAGTAACTATTCAAATTTATCTTTCATTTACTCTCCAAGTTTTTATCAAATTTTGCTTTTTCACAGCTTCAAAAATGTAAGCTGGAAAACCGCAGTTGCTAAAACAAGCGTCGTGAAAATACTGACTGCGTAAGTAATCAAGCATATACACCTTTTTTATACCTTTTTTACCAATTTGAATGTATGAAACATCTCTTTTAACACCCAAACATTTCGGCATAACATCGTTATAATGACTTTTAAGTTTAAAAAGACATTTATGTTTAAAGATTGTTTGCATAACTTCTTTTAATCCGGCATAATATCCGGTTGTTTCCCACCAGCCCTCTTTTTTTGCTTTTTTAGCAATGTAATCATCTTCAAATTTTCTCATTTCCTCTTCTTGAGCAAAAGCAAAATTCTTCTCAAATTCTTTCTTTTGTTGCTCTCTTTGGGACATTCTCTCTCGCATTTCTTTTATTTGTTCAATCATAGTTTCCCTCGTAAATTTTGTTAATATTTTTTAAACACCAATCAATATTGGCTTTCCAATTTCTTGGATTATCTCCATTAAGAAACGAGGATTTATTGACTATTTGGCAAAAAGCTTTCCAATCTTCTATTGACTCAAATAGCGGATTTCCTTTTTTGTCTTTCAATGTTTTATTTCCTATTAAATTTTTCAAAATTTCATTGCGGGGGGGAGAATTTATTGTAGCTTTCGGAAGAGTTTTGCAAATTTCATTCCAAATCGACATTAACTCTAAGATTATATCCCCCCCCTCTTT